TCTTTTCTTGTAACAGCGTCCCAGACAGTCAGCGCGCTCTTATCTCCAGAGCGACCGTAGCCCGCGGGGTCAGCCGTAATTAGGTAGGAGCTGTTGTTTTCTGGCATGTCTATGACGCAACAACCCAGCGGGCCCTCGGGGGGATCTGGCTGAGACTTTGCCAGCAGCGGCTTTAAGACGTCAGCGGGCATGACGGGTGCGAGAGAGCCTAGCCAGCCATCATACGGGTCGGAAGGGTACTTTGCGCAGAATAGCCGGGAGTCTCCTACGAACTCTGTGTTCAGAGCGCTGCGTCTGAAGGCCATGTTCTGAAGAGTCATGCCGTCGTGCTGCGACATGTAGGTCTCTTCTTCAGAAGTGATGTCGGAGAGCGGAGCCTCTATGGCACAGCTGTTGTCCTTCCACCAACTGAGAAACACGGGGTTAAAGCGACTCTTTCCCTCCAAGGCCATCTGCCACATGCGCTCGTGGTGCGAGCCTGCACGACCAGGCGTCGACTCCAGTATGACGCGGGCATTGGGTCTCTTATTGACTGTCGGGAAGATATTGATAGCGGCCTTCTGCTGCCACTGTGCCTCACCAAACTCGGTGATGACGAGACGGTCGATCGAGCGACCGATGGCTGGAGAGCGCCCACCGGCTGTGAGGACCTTGATTCCTCCGCCGTGGCAGAAGTGCATCTGCGTAGTTCCTGCCTTCCTTCCCTTAGCCAGGGGCACGCGGACGTCGTCGGGGAGTCTTTTATAGGCGTATAAGATACGCTCGAAGATGTCTTCGGCTGTGTCTTGACGCTCTGCGATAAGCAGCCCCTTGACTCCTTCGAGGTACATGCAGTCGCGCAGCAGGAGCATAACGGAGATCGTGGTAATCTTCGCCTGGCGGAACTTGTTGACGATGTTCCAGCGATGTTCATGGTATGCGGTAATCAGCTGTTGCTGTGTGCTGGTAGGGGTCAAGAAACCGCTGGACTCGTCTTCTCTGACAATCTGACACATCGACACGAAGGCGTCGTAGGTAGCGAACATCGCCCGCACCTTGGACTGGTTTAGTGATGCGTGTTGCGTGAGCTTTGCGCCATTCGGAAGGGCTTTTAAATCCATGTGGGTACCTTAACATGATATAAGAGATCGAGAGAAGGAGCTGCTATGGCTATAAGCCCTGAAGTTTTGAACACTACCTATCCAAACCCTGGGCCCAACCGGGCGGATTGGCGGAAGAAGAACCTGAAGAAAGTGGCTAAGAAGCTTCGCGCTAATGACCCTATGACGATCAAGAGTGGTCAGAAGCTGAAGACTTATTAAAATAAAACTACTAAATAGTTGCATCGATTATTTGAACGGTGTAGATTTTCCACAGCACCCGAAGTGTCGTTGAGTAGCCCGTAAGGAGCTCAACATAAAGGCGCATGCGGGCAGGCAAGACAGCCCGGTCAGTTATGACTTTCAGGTTTTGTTTCTCGACTTCAAAGTCGGGGCGTAGAACTCGTTGTGAGCCTGCCGTCCCGCATTTCAAAACAAGGTGCATTAAATGTCCATCTCAACCGAAGTATTGAATACTACGTTTGCAGACCTTCGCGGTCCGCTCGTAAATTCTTTTGTTCGGAGCAATGAGCTGTTCGATGCGCTGAACACCAAGGCTCGCATGCCCATGGAAGGCGGCTCGTTCATCGAGCGTTCCTTCAGTGGCGGTGCTCCAGCTCGCGGTGTCGGTGTATACGTCGGCGATGAGCTCCTCAACATGACCCGTCGCCAGCAGGTGAAGAAGTTCCAGGTGGAGCCTCATCGTCTCGTTGTCGCCGTCAACATCCCCAAGAAGGAACTCCAGATGAACAGCGGCAAGCTTGCTGTGGTTCGTCTTATCGAGGAGTACCCTCAGACGGTGATGGAAGGCGTCAAGGCTGACATCAACGCTTACATGCTTACCGGCGCTAGCCGCGGCATCGTGTTCCAGACGGCTGAGCTGAAGGGTCTTATGACTCTGAACGGTCAGGTGTCGAGCGGTATCGGAACTGGTGTGACCAATGGTCTACTGGACTTTGATACTCCCGCTAACCAGACGGACACGGTTCAGAACGTGGCAAAGAGCTCCAGCTATTTCCACTTCAACCAGAGTGCTGACATCACCAGCTGGGCTACTCACGGGCTGTCGCGTTTGCGTCAGTGCTACCGTCAGGCAGCTCACTATGCTGGCGGACCTGGCAAGGGACCAGATCTCTGCATCATGGATGATGACACTTATGCCAACTTCGAGGCTTTCAAGCGCGATGCAGTCCGCATCCAGCTTATCGAAGACAAGACCGAGAAGAGCAACATGCTCGGACTGGACCTTGGTGTGGCTAAGGTGTACTCCTCCCTGGACTTGGATCGGACCGCTTCGACCTTCTCTGGCGTAGCTAGCGACGGCGTTGCTTACATCCTCAATACTGACTACATCGAGATGCCTATGCACGAGGCTCCAAACATCAGCGAGTTCAAGGAACGAGTTGGTGACCAGGACGTCGTCACAGCTATCTTCTCGATGCAGGCCAACCTTATCAGCACAAAGCTTCCGGCACAGGGTGTCGTGAGTGGCGGCGCTAGCGCTTAGGAGGTCATTATGGGAACTGTGAAAACTGACGCTATTGACGCGACTTATACCTATGAAGCTTACCCTGTAGGCACTCGGTACGTGCAATCTGCTGACGAGGTAAACGCAGCCAACTCGACTCACTACGGTGACCGAGAGTGGATCTTCGTTTACAACGACGACTCTTCGGCTTTCGCTGAAGGTAACGTGATCATGCTGGATAACAGCGATTACGCTCCCTTCCACGGACTGCTCTCCACCGCGACACTTCATGTGTATCGGATTCTTGGAGTGGCGGCTCATGCGATTGCTGCAGGTTCTTATGGCTGGATCATCGCTAAGGGTGCGGGTGAAGTTCAGTGTGACGGTGGTGTTGCTCAGGGTGACCGTTTGGTTGCTCATGCAAGTACCGCGGGTATCGCTGATACAATCACCCTGAATGCCGACGCAACCACCGACAACCTCGAGTGTGTCTTTGCTATGGCTCTTGAAGCCGATGCAGGTTCTTCTTCGGGAGACAAGGCCACTTGCTGGATCAACGGTGTGTGGTAGTTAGCTGATTCGTGATACATTAGGGTCGGGGCTCATTGGGCCCCGGCCCTTTTCTTTGGAGGGAAGATGGACGTATCTCTTGGAGCTCTTCGCGAGCGTCTTCTGGAAATGCGAGCGTGGGATAGCTCTGGGTCTACGTTCGACAAGCGGGTTCGCTCTGCTTTGAACGTGGCTTTAGATCGTCTCGCGGGGGACGTTCCTGAAGCGCTTGTTCCCGACGAAGAGCATATCGTTCTGAACAAAGACACGGTCAGCGGAGACCATAACCTGGCGATTAACTACTACACAGATGACCGTATGCTTAAGATTACGGACACCGCTGGAGTCAATCTCGGCAACGCCTCCGTAAATGCAAAAGCGGCTACCTGGTACAGCAGCACGTTCAAGTCCGATGGGACTTGGGACGGCATCATGCACCTGGAGGTAAAAGACACCGCGGGCACTTGGCACCGCAGGCAGTCCCGAGAGTGGTGGGTAGACGGAGAAGTTGTCTACGTTTCCATCGACAGGCCTTGGCCTAATACGAACACGCTGATGACCTTTAGGATCTATCAGCCCGAGTTCTTCGTCAGCGACGATGTGATGCGCATTCTCGAGCCCATGAGGTTGTACGACAACACTCGTCAGCAAGTCTGGGCTATCGACACAGCGGGCGCCTATAGACAAGACATGGTGGATTTCCAGGGAGAGAGCACGGGCCGCCCCTATCGATTCTACCGCAGCAGACACTTTCAAGTACAAGCGCCTCGTCGTGCTGCGCTGGCGCGTTTCCATCTGAAGTGGAACGGTCCCTGGCAACAAGGAAAGTTCTCCTTTGTCTACACCTATGTGTGGGGCAAGAAGGACGACGAGTGGCAGCAGTCTCCGATGGGGACGAACGACCCTGTCTGGGAGAGCGCGCCATCGCCCGTGAGCAACGAGGTTGATCACGACTCTTTGAGCAGTGTCGGTAAAGCCATCAACATTCAGATGACGAACATCGATCAGATGACTGGCTTTGGGGTCACGGGGACTACTCGTAGATCTCACTCAGGATTCCGCCTCCGTATCTATGTTGCGCGCACGGACGTGAAGGAGTTCGGAGGAACAGCCACGGGATACAACAACGTAGAGAAGTCAGGTGTTTATTACTTTCTCACGGAGATTGACCCTGAGGACGTTACCCCTGACGCCAGCTATACGTGGGACGGCAGCGTCGTCCCTGACTACTATCGTCCGCTGAAGCACTCCACTGGGTACTACGCTTATAAGCCTTACCCTCACCAGGATGCTCGCTACGAGATCGACATGCGTGTCCTTAGGCTTCCGCCTAAGTTCATAGACGATCAAGACACCGCGCCGATTCAGCGAGACTCCGTGCCGGCGTTGTTGGAGCTGTCTCTATACTACTTGTGTCTTCAGGACGGTGTAGACCAGAACGGCGCGCAGATGCACCTAAGAAGGTACGAAGAGCTGGCTAAGAAGTACCGTTTGAACTACGCTACACCAGGCAGGATTGTGGAGCCGGTTCCTCTCGGGGGACACTCCGGCAGAAGTCGATATGGTGTCTTCAGCACAAGCGACACCTGATTTCTTGTTATGCTTGCTGTGCGCAATGACGCATTAATCAAAACCAGAGGAACGAATGTCTAAGCAAACGCAGGGATTGACTGCAATCCCGAGGCCCCAGCTGGGCGATCTAATGTATCGCCACACCCTTATTGGTCTTCGGGAGGAAGCCATGGTGGTGAGTATCAGCGGGCCAGAAACAGATCGCAGCATGTGGTCTTCTGTCATGATGACCAAGAACGGGGTCGAGTTCGTCGGTTCCGATCAAGAGCACCGCGGTAAGTACGACTGGGTACCGCTTTCTTGGCAGTATGACGAAGAGCGGAAGGCGTGGGTTTTGCCTGCGGACTCCGAGCAAGCTGTGTCGGACGCAAAGGCTGTAGATGCCAAGGACTGGGATCTACCTACTCCTGTAGAGGGCGAGAGGTACATGACCTGGAGGGCTCGTGCTCTTCGAGAGGTTCCTGGTCTTCGTGGAGCATCTGGAGCAAAAGATATCTTGTCGGACGCCTGGAAGGAGCGCGAGCAAGCCGCTCCTGCTAAGTAGGTAAGATAAATGGCAGGACCTGCGAGCAACCAACCGATTAGCTTTATCGTCCCCGCGGGCGAAGAGCAGGTCCTGTATTCTGCCAGTGCGCTGTCTTACAAGGTTCAGAACCTGGAGCTGACTCCCGAGGGGACGCTCCGGTCTGTAATCGGCCCTACGCGCTACGAGCCTGATAGGACCGAGGATGAGGAAGGCACGACGCACGGAGCTCCGCACGGAATCTATCATGCGGGGCTCCTCGGCGGGATAGCCGATACCTTGATCGTTCGCATGGGAACAGAGCTCAAGAGACACGAGGGGTGGTCTCGGAGCTTTCGCACCTTGGTCACAGACCTGTCGAACGAGCACAGACCGATATATCCAGACCAGTTTACAGTTCTAGGAAACGTCATCATCTGGACAAACGGCATTGACCGAGCCAGGGTTATTGCTCACGATGGCATGGTGGTGCCGCTGGGTTTCGACCAGGCTCCGGGCCCTGCCTTTACAGAAGGTCCTCAGCAGCCTAACCCTACAGACAGAGACACACTCTACTCAAATGCGCTGGGTTATTCTTGGCCGGGAAAGATCGGCACTATAGGGGATGTCCTTGACGGGCAGACGGGAGCTCTTCTTGCAGGTGGTTGGTATTACTACGTGCAGTGGGAGGACGTCTTCGGAAATCTTTCCGCGCTCTCTGCGCAGAGCGCCTTAGTTTCTGTAAAGACCCTGCAGGCAGATCCCTACACCGAAAGCTCAGCTGCGCTTGCCACGGAGATTGACGACCTGACCAGACAGTTTCTGGTAAGGGTGTCTGGTGATGCGCCCGAGCACGCAGTGGCTTTTAGACTGTACAGAACGCCCGACGTTAAGAACAAGAGCGTAGTTCCCCAACTACTTGCTCGGGTTTCGGGCAGCAAACAGTTCTTCTACCCAGACAACCTTCCCGATGCCGCCTTAGGTCCTGTTGCTCTTGAGACCGTGCCAGTCCCCGTGTTTCGCGTCATGTGTACACACCAGGGACGTCTTGTCATAGGGAACACGGTTGACGATCCTGGTGTGGTTCGCCGCTCACAGGTCGGTCTGCCGGGAACCTTTGCTGCGCAAGATTGGATCTACCCCGACTCCGGCGGGTCGGAAGTCACAGGGCTCGCCTCGCATAACGGTAAGCTTATTGCTTTTACCGAGAGCAGTACCTACGAGCTGGAAGATTTTGCTATACCTGTGCCGCTCGCTCAGGGAATCGGGTGTGTCGCGCCTCGATCTATAAAGGCGCTGCCTGACGGGACGTTGATCTGGCTTTCTCGCGACGGCTTCTACGGAATGAAGAACGGTGTGGTCAAGCACCTGAGCCGATCTATCAGCAGGACCATACGCAATTACATCAACAGGACGCGTATGCGGATGGCCGTGTCTGTGATAGATCCAACGAGCGGAGAGTATCGTTGTGCATTAACTCCTGCGGGAGATGTGAATCAGTCCCTTCTTCTCTGCTTTGACGGAGCCCACTGGAAGCGCCAGAAGCTCGGCCTCCACATTGCCGACATCTGTCAGACGGATGACTACAGGCAGTTCGTTCTGGCAGCAGGCTCGCATCGGAAAGGCGCTGTCACGACAATAAAATCTGCCGTTCAAGAGGGCTCAGATAACTTCGAGCTCTCAACGAGTACGGAGACCGTTGTCATAGACAAGAACGAAGTCTATGTCATGGACCGGGCAACTTCCGCTTACGATCCTCCTGATAGAGAGATTATCTATCGCTCGGGTTGGATGCGCGGCGACAAGGTCGGTCTTACGCCGCTGCACATCCGTACTATGTACCTGGGTTTAGTAGACGCCTGGAACGGGAAGTTTACTATTCGATTCTACAGAAACGGTTCTTGGGCGGATGTTGTCAAGATGGAAGACGTCTTGTCCATCGGCCTGGATGACGAGACGGGTGTTGTCGATGACATCACGGGTAAGGCAGTGCTCGGAGCAGCCAAGACACATGACCCTCGGTTGTTCTGGAGGCAGGTCCCGGTTGGTTTAGAGAACGCGTACTCCTGGGCTTTCGAGATAAGCGCGGACTTTCCTACCCGGCTGCACATTGCGTCGTTTGTTTTTGATATTACGACAGCCACGGCAGGTAATGTTCGCGGTCGAGTGCCTAAGCGCGACGATGTCTGAGGAGAAATAAGATGCCTTACATTTTTCCTAAAAGACAACTGCGAGCTCCTGATGTCTTAGATCCAACAGAGCTGAATGAGGACTTCATTCCTGCTGTTGAGGTCGTGTGCGGCAAGCTAAACGCGCACAACATCGAGCAGACGTCTTCGCTTACTCTTGAGACGGACGGCTCCTCCACCCCTTACTACAAGTACTACCTGTCCGAGCAAGCTGCCGATCCCGGCTTTGGAGCCTCGGGGGCGCACACGCCGCCACGAGCGTCGGCTACTGATTATGAGCACATTATCAGAAACGACATGGAGTGGGACGCGATAGACTCGATGAGCGTTTCAGCAACAACAGGACTGTCCACGCTCTGGGTTACCGGCAGGGTCCAATACATCTGGCTGGGTTTTACCGCAGAGAATACCGAGCTAAGAACGATAACGGTGACAAACGCGGACGGTGACAAGGAGACACAGTTAGTGTCTAGCACTATATCTGGACACCGGTGGAGTAAGGGAACAATACCCTGTCGTGTGCAGTTTGCTGTTCGAGTAAACGGGGCTGTCTTACCTCACACTGTTACAGGCAAGATCAATCCCTTTGAGCCTTCCGTGTTACCCGTGAAAGCTGTAAGTCAGCGCGTAGCCTCTTTGGATTCAAGCGGTAGCGCTGTAGGCGGTTCCCGGTTTCCTGGGCCCGGTATGGAGTGGGATAGCCAGGCGACTGCTTGCGGACCTGAGGCTTGCTCGATTCGTATAGGGACGGCGGTGGTTGTCCAGCCTGGAACGCACACGGTAGATATTGTAGCAAGAAGGGTCCCTCCTGTGGGCCAAGAGGTTTACTCAGGAACTGGCTTAGAGGACACGTCGAAGTGGGAAGAGAACTACGTCGCTGTCTTTAACAGATCGCTGTTTGTGCTGGACGTTCCTACCTTTCCTCCCACAGCTTCTAACGTAGTCAGCACGGTGGCAGACACCTTTGATTCTGAGGAGACGATCAGCGCAAAGAGCCTCGGGTTAAATAAGATAGATGTTGCTCGGGATGCTCTGAACTCTCTTGAGGCAGGCTCTTTAGCCCGTGGGGCTTTGTGTAGAGATCACTTGCCTTCTGCTGTCGTAGCAAAGGCGACAACAGCGGTGACAGGAGACCCGGTGTCTGTGTCTGCCGACTACCCCGGCTGGTCCACAGCGACGAAGACCACCTCCAGCTCAGGGACAGGTTGGTATCTCCTGCGTGACGCGAGCTCTAATCAGCTTAAGACAAGCGTAGGGTTTTCCTTGGACACAACGTCTGTGTTTATTGTATTAGGAAACGCACACGTTCAGTCTCTACGAAACTCTACAACTAGCTCAGACCTGAACGAGTTCGGGTCTCTTGTTATTGGCTACGAAGACGCGGGCGGTGGTTTTCACATCATACCTGTTAGCGAGGCGTACATTAACCACTACGCAGCTCTGCACGGTTTAGTATCGACTGACCCTGATTATACTTTTAAAGAGCAGATCGACGTTCCGCTCTTTGCAGCTATCACCTCGGCGGACGTGTCTGCCGCAACGGGCGGCTCCACTGTATCGCACTTCGGCATCTACGCAGCGACGATGTCTGACGTCGGTCAACCCAAGCTGATGTTCCGTAGAGGTAACCTCAGCGTCATTCAAGTCATGGTGTGATATGACGGTTATTACTCCGTATAACTACGTCGACGGGAACGTCCTTGACCCCGACGGGCACAACGACAACGTGTACTCGAGGCAGGCAGGAAGGGGCATCCAGTCAGAAGCTAATGGCGGTCTGAACTCTTTTAAGGCGGACTTTGCTGTTAAGAAAGAACATGTCTGGCCTGAAGAGGCCGTGCGTATACGACAAGACTCTGCTCTGGAGACTATAGATATCTTCAGTGACGCTCACGCAGACTCTGGAACTGCGAAGTACCGCGTGGTCGCCGGGTGTGCGGTAAAAGTCTACGTGCCCTACGCGGCTACCTTGGCGCTCTGGGAGTGGTCTGTGTTTATCAGCCAGGCCAGGTTCTTTGTTCATCTCCAGGATCAGGTGTTCAGCCCAAAAGACGACGGGTCCGTGGCTGTCGCCGCAAAAACGGCTGAGCCTAACATTATCATTCGAGCTCGTTTGACGGACAGCGCTGGCACAGTGACGAACCTCGCTCACTCTAAGAGATTGTTAGCACAGACTATCGGGTTTGATGACAAGGAGCCGACCGGCTCTCTTCCGACGTCTTACGAAGATAGATCTGCCCTGCACTTCGGAATGCACCATCTTCAAGAGTCTGTGGCCGCGGGGTGGCATGAGC